TCAAGATCGAATACACCAGCTGATGCTGTACCGGCTGCGCCGACAACTGCTGTTGAGTAAATTGTACGAACAAGCTCGCGGTTGATTTCTGTTAAGATTTCAGACTGCAAGATGTTTGCCAATTCTGTTTCAGCGTCAAGACCGTGTACTGCTTTAAGGTCCTGTGCCAATTCAGTTGTGTATTCTGCTTTCAACGCGCGTGATTTTGCAGCAACGGTGACTTTCTCGATTGAGAATGCCATTTCGTTCATTGTTGTGCCATCACCTAGGTCTTCAGCAGTTGTTGTTGCCATACCTGCGCCTGTATTAAACAGTGAAGTATTTGCGGAATCAGTTGCAGGAATTGTACCTGTCTGAGTACCTGTACCAGCGTGAGTTGTATCAGCTTCGTTGAACATTGCTTCTGCGCCAGTCTGTGTATCGTAGCGTGAGCGCATTGCAAAGATCAAGCCTGTTGGGCCTGTCATTGGCTGAACACCAGCAATATCATATGCCATTAGGTTTGGCATAGAACGACGTACCAATGAGATTAACACTGGGTCGTAGTTGTCAATGGAAACGCCTGTTGCGTTTGTTGGTGCTTCTGAAAGTAATGAAGTCATAGAAGCAGAAACATCACCTGTTTCTCTCAATGCCTTCTCTGTATTTTCAAGAATCGTCGCGGTGACGGATTTCTTGTGGTTATCTTCGATTGCCGAGAAAGATTCGTGCTCAAGAATTGGGCCCCACTTTTCGACAAGAGCTTGATAGTTTGTCTGTGACATTTTGTTCTATCTCCTTGTTTGGGTTTTACTGTTTTTATTTATATAAATTTTGTTTTCAAAAGTTATTGTTTTCTCGCGTTAAGAGCCTCAACGAGTGCGTTAATAGAAGAATGCTCAGAAACCGGTACTTTGATTCCTGCCTCCTCGGTAACGATCTCTTCTTCCTCAACTTCTTCGGTTACCACTGGTTTTTCTTCCGCAAAGAATGATTCTTTGAGAGTTTCCAAATTCGTAGTATACTCATCAATGTTTTGGAAGTCAAGCTTTTCAGAAAGAACTTTCAAACGCTCACGCTGTACTAGCGTCATGTTTTCAGTCAATTCGTCAAAGACTTTAGCCGCTTGGAATGCAGCAATTTCTTTTGCAAGAGCAAGGTTTTCGTCGATGCGCTTATTAGCTTCTTCTTTCAAAGATGCAACCTCATCTTCTAAACCTTTAACAACATCAACAGTTTCTTCTTCAACTGCAATGTTGTGCTCTTCAAATAGTCCACGTAAGCCATCCATTAGTGACTCAGCCATCTCAACTTTGATGCCTGCTTCAATGGCTAATTCATTTTCCTGCATCCACTCTTTGACAATGTAATCAAGATATGAATCTAGATTTTCAACCATGTTCTCAACAGTTGACTCAACAGATTCCTGTAGATCTTTTTCAAGCTCTGCAGTTTTTGCTTCTACGATTGCATTTGCCTTTGTAGTTGCGGCTTCATTTACTGCGGCTTCAAAAACAACGGATACCTTGTTCTTGAAATCTTCAGAAAGATCCATGCCGTCAAACATTTTGGCAACAGACTCTTCAACAGTAATGACTTCTTCTTCGATGATTTCTTCTACGACCTCGGACTCTTCTTTAACAGAGCCTTGTGGTGTAACACCATCAACTTTATCGGCTTTATCGGCCTTTGTTTTTTTCGATGCCTTACCTGCGTCAGGAGCTCCACCTTCTGGTGCAACTGGTTCCTCAACAGATGAGACGCCGTCAGCAGATACAACTTTTTCTTCGATTTGTTCTGACATGTTGGTACTCCTCTTTAGTAAGATTTTGTTTATACCCAATATTTATACAATTCTTATTTTCTAATAGAATTGATGAAACGCTCAAACTGCGCAGCAGCAATTGCTTCATCAATCTGTCTAACAGTTCTCTTGTAATGGCGTTTTACTTCTTTTTGTATTTCTTCTACAACTTCAGCCACTTCCTGCTGTTGCTCTTGAGGCAACCACGCATTTGAGGCAATATCATAGTAGAATTCTACATTTTCCATCATGCCTTTTACAAAGCAATTTGGACCAGAAGGATCCGTTACAATATCAACAGTAGCTAAATGGAAATCGTCTTGTACTTCCATAATGCCATTTTTAGGTTTTACAGATCCAAGGCCTCGAGTTGAAACCCCTACAGTAATACCCTCATCAAGCAAATTCTTAACAATCTCACCCATAGGTGTACCAAGAATTTTTGCTTTACCGACAAAATTAGAGCCTTCTCTTCTCATCTCGGTAATTAAGTGGGAAACCCTATCGCCATTAATAGTTGGGCCATCAGGATGTCCTAATTCACCGATAGCACGTTTTGTATCGATGAAATCTTTTTGGTAACGGTTCATTTCCTTTTCAAGAACTGCAGTCGGATAAATGCGGCCATTGCGGTTTTTGATGTCGCCCTGCATAAAGATCCCTTCAATATAGTGGGACTTTTTGCCGGTTGCTTCATCAAGCTCCGTTTGGTATGAAACGGCTTCGTTTAGCTCTGTTATTAATTTCATTTTTAACCGTCCTTTATTATCTTATTCTGCAATATATTTATAATAATTATGAATTTTATTATGCTTTATAATGCTTCTCTTGCAAACCCAAGGATTTCCTCGTAGCCTGCTTTATCTTTAACTAATACTTTACGCATTTCTTTTGAATTGCGAGGATTTAATTCTTTAAAGAATTTGTTTAGTAGGTCTGCATCTTGTCTTGATACTTTGACCTTTTCTCCGCTATCCAATGGAAGAATAGAAGTTTTGATTGTAAACTTTTCCTCAAGATCTACTGACTCATCCCAAGGTGCTTTCTTAAGCGACACCTTATCCTTAGGAGTACCGCGATTTGCTGGCGAGTTCAAAGCTTGACGCATTTGTTTAAGAGTCAGCTTTTTACCTTTTGGATTTTCTTTCTTCTTTGCTTCAACAAGTTCTGCAACGTATTCTTCGCCTAACATTCTTGCAGCTTTCTTAATATCAACTGTTTGGAATTTGCCTGATTCATCTGTAATACGGAAAGAGAATTTACCGTTATCTACAGAAACGTCGACGTCAAATTTCTTCATCCCTTTGCCACGAATGCCTCGTGCCACGATAGAACCTTTAGAAGTGCCTTTGCTAATCTTAGGTGCCGCTTCGTCAAGTTCAACTTCTTCTTTTTTCATATGCTTCTTCCACATGTAGTCTTTTACGACTTTGCGGATTTCGTCTGTATTAGTTGTGCGCTTGTTAGCAAACATAGTCATAATAGCGTCCATAGACTTACCATCATCGACTGCTTTTTGAATTCCCTTAGTGTTTACTTTTTCTTCAATTTCAACTTCTTCGCAGGCAGACTTGATTTTTGCTGCGTTAAGCTTTGTCATGGTAACAGGATATTCCTTGTCTCCCATTTTCATTTTGTCTTTGCCTGCCATTTTTGAATAAGCAGCCTTTGCAGCAAACGCATCTTCTTCAACTTCAGGTTCTGTTTTAACGTAACCGAGTTTCTTTGCTTTTTCTTTAAAGCTTAAACGACGGCCGTCTACCTTGTGATCTACATCTTCACCCATTGCCATTGTTTCTGCTGTTGCATAACCATATAAGGTTTGCATTTCTCTGGCAACGCCTGCTAACTTGTTTTGGAACCATTCTTCTGGGTCATTTGTTGAAGCAATATAACGAGCAATACCTTGTAGATTATGGGCCATTGCTCGTAAGCTTCCCATCATCATAGGTTTTTCTTCGCCAGGTTCCTCGGTGAGGTCTTCGCCTTCGTCGTCTTCTTCAACAGATTCAACAGCAACCGGGCCGTTTGTTGTATCAACGATAGATCCATCTCCATCGTCAGGAATCTTTGAGGCTTTGTCATATGCAGCTGCATCTTGTCCTGGCATATAATCTGCTAAACGTTTCTTTGGAGGAGTTTCTCCATTGAAAATATGATCTTGACCAGAAGGCTGAGCATCAAATCTTTGAATTATGTGCTGATCTTTAAATGCACGTTCTCCTGCAGATTTTGGCTGAGCAACCTCCGACATTAACTTTTTAAATGACTTTGCCATTTTAAGACTCCTAAATATTTAATCCTAACAGTATTTATAAATTTGTTTATATATCATCATCTTCATCAGGATACATTTCTTTTTCAGCTTCAATTTGCTTTTTCATATCTTCCATATCTTCTTCTGACATCTGAAGAATATTTCTGATTACCCATTCTCTTGAATAGTAAATGCCAACATGTTCTTCAACGTCACGAAGAGTGGTCATACGCTCACGCATAATTTCAGCTTGTTTTAATTCTTCAAAGTAGTTATCTTTTACAAAATCAAAACGAATTGCGTTTCTGATTTGTGCAAACTCTTCAGGAGTCATAATACCTTTAAGAACAAGTTGCTTCTCAAGGATATTTGTAAACAGCCAGCTAAAGCGTGCACGCATCCGACGAATAAATTTTGCGAACTTCATTTCGTCACGAGTAATTTCTGATACTCGACCAAATGAATACATTGTTTCAGGCTCAAGTCTCGATAAAGGTACCTTGAGCGATTTGTATAACTTGCGTTGGAAATACTGCATATTCTCATCAGTACTCAACGCTTGTGATGTTCCACCTGCCAATGTATCAACTTCAGTAGATCTCTCACCACCACGACGTGGGAACCAAAAATCTTCTGTCATTGTCATCATCTTGCGAGCATCGGATATTTCACCAGTTGTTGCGTTGTACTGCAACTTGTTTTTATGGCGAGTCATCATATCGCGTAGATATTGCTCAGCTTTTGATTTTGGCAAGTTACCAACATCAATATAAAAAATACGGCGCTCAGGTGCTCTTGTTAAAGTATAGATAACCGTTGCGTCTTCCAACATACGTAATTGGTTAAGAGGTTTAATTGCAGGATG